AAGTATCACTATCAAAAACAACTCTCAAAGTAATAAAAAAATAAATAAAAAAAGAGGGTCTGTTTCTGAAAAACCTAAAACAGAAAAACCAAATGAATTTAATCCACGTTCAGTTGAACTACCTGCATGTGTAGATTCAGAACTGTGGAACAATTTTGTTGATATGCGTATCAGCATCAAAAAACCACTTTCTGAAAACGCAGTAAAGCTAATCCTTAAAAAACTTATCTCGTTTGGACCTTTGGCTAACCAATCACTGGAAAACTCAATTATCGGAAATTATCAGGGTGTATTTGAGCCTCGCCAAAATCAAATTCAGGAAAACCCACAATCTCATAACGTTCCTGAAGAACCGGGTTATTTCACTCAAATGTACGCTGAGAGCAACCGTTCAAACGTGATTGACGTTACGCCAGTGTCACAAGATTTTGGAGGCTATTAATCATGAATGAATTAGCACCATTTGAAAGTTTTTTGAAAGAACTAATTGCGGCTTACAGAACTAAATACGCTGTTCAGTTCAATAAGAATTTTCCAGTAGAGGGGAAAAATGCCGTTCCAATGCAAATCGTTGAACAGCAGCTTGCTAAAGCATTGGTTGGGGTTACACCTAACCAACTTCAAAGAGGCTTAGCGCTATTTTACGCAAGTACAAATACATACATGCCTAACTTCGCTGAATTCCGTGCTATGTGCATGGGTGATGATTGGTGGAGCGCTGAGAAGGCTTGGGTTAAGGCTTGTGAATACACCCAAATCACTCAGCACAAGAAAGTGAGATTGCCTGATGGGCGTGAGCAAAACCAAGAAATTACTACATTAGCCAAATTTGTACTTGATCAAGTTTATTCGCTTATTCAAGACGGTGAAATGTACAAAGCCAAAATGGAATTTATCAAGATCTATGATGAATACAAGGCTGAAGCACAACTGAAGGGTAAAACCCAAGCTTGGTACCAAGAACCAATTTTATTAGCTCAGAAAAATGAGCAAAAAGTGCATATACCAGTTTCAAATGACGAAGCACAAAAGCATCTCCAATCATTGATGGAACGATTAAAAATCAATGGTCGTAAACCTGCACCAGTACAAAAACTTCAGGCAAAAGAAAAAGATCCTGAAATTGCAAAAGAATTGGGTCCGGATCCGTTCGACAATCCGCACGAATACGCAGAGATGTGCCGCCGTGAAGGTATGCCTATTCCTCGAAATATTCTTCAGCTAATTGATGGGGCGAATGTATGAACTCCATGTCAAAAAAATAAGTTATTCGGGTTGGCAGAAGATCGAACTGATGTGTGGGCAACGCCTCAAGATTTTTTTGAAAAACTGGATCGAGTATTTAACTTTGATTTAGATGTTTGTGCTCTACCAGAAAACGCCAAATGTGAGCGCTATTTCACACCTGAAATTGATGGACTAAAGCAAGAGTGGACTGGGACATGCTGGATGAATCCACCTTACGGCAAGGAAATCATAGATTGGGTTGCTAAGGCAGCGGAAACAGCAAGTAAGGGGCATACGGTAGTTGCACTAGTTCCAGTACGTACCGATGCTCGTTGGTTCCAAGATTACTGCCTTGGGCGTGAAATTCACTTTATTCGTGGACGTTTAAAGTTTGGCGGTTCTAAAACAAATGCACCTTTTGGATGCTGTGTTGTGGTGTTCAGACCAAGCCTCATAGACGTCAATTGGGAGAAATCTGCATGAACAAATTCGAGACTTTAGCGTGGGGTTTACTCATTTCATTTTTCACAGCCGCTATTTGCGGGGCGGTGGTGTTGTGGTGGTTGGCGCGTAAAGAGCTTGATGAGAAAGGAGCCAGACATGAAAGCAACTAAATTAATTAGAGATAAAGGGCTGAAATACGCGAAGGAAATCGTAGATTCAGCCCCTTCTAACGCAACTGAGTGGAATGAAGGTTTCGAGTTCCAATGTGGTCAAAGTGTAGAAATCAGCCCAGCAGATCGTGAGAAGTATTTTGTAGATTTGGTTGAGCTTAAACGTCTGGTGGAGTCGGTTGATTTGGTTGAATCATGGGGTGGCATTGAGGACTTAAAACTATATGACTTGTCTCATTGCAAAGATAAACCTGAATCTGCTGGATACAAGTTGCTTCATGCAATTGCTGATTACGAATCAATATATGGAGGCGGTGAATCTCATGCCAACTAGATATAACACAGGCGAGTATAGCTACGATCTTGAATATCACTATGGAGATATGTCAGCAAGCATGGAGATGCTTAGAGCACGTTTAATTGAATTGTTGACTCCTCATCTGTCTGGCCGTTATGTGAAATGGAGAGAAGCATATTTCAAATGGTTTACAAAGTGCGGCGGGGATTCGGGGTGGATGTTTTGTGTAGGTCCACACGAATTTCATATTGATGGGGCGTTAAGGCGCTATTACTCAGGTTCTATTGATATTACCTACAACCAGAAAGATCGATATTTCTTGGTGGGTGAGAAAAAGAAAGTCAAATGTAAGGCTTGTAAGGGGTTTGGCTTCATTCGAGATGATGGGTGGGGGCATATAGATAAATGTGAAACGTGTGATGCAGAAAAAGGAGCCAGCCATGAGTGAGTTTAAAGTCGGGGATAAGGTCGTATTTCAAAACAGTAAATCAGACGATACAGAGATTTACACTGTAGAAGCTGTTTTAGATGGCGGTAGATTTCTTGGGATTAACGATTACAGGCAGGCATTTTCATCAATCAAATTCAGACATGCTGAGCCACAAGAAAAGGCAGCAGGGCATCGTATTGAATCAAGCAACGATCAAGCAATAAGTGATTGTAGTGTTTCAAATTTATGCCAAAACGATACACAAAACAGTTTGCCTATCAAGCAAGAGAATCAAGACATGGGCGACGACTTCCCCATAGAAAACCACATTTCGCCTAACTGCCAATCGAGGGATGTTTGAGATGGATAAGAAAGCATTACAAGAGCAATTTGAAGCTATTGCGATCCAGAACTGCTGGAACATCAATAAATATCCAGCTGGTTGGGATGGTCGCGGTGATGATGAATATGCAGATGATTTCGTAAGCGGTGCTTGGTGGGGGTTCCAGCACCAGCAAGCGAAAGTGGAGGAGCTGCAACGCAGAAATCAGATGCTTAACGACAACATAAAAGAGCAAGGTCAAAAGCTCGTTTATCAAAACGAAGTGATTGAAACACAAGCTGAAAAACTGCTTGGTTTAAGAGATGAGAAAGCAGAGCTGCAAAAGAGGGTGGATGCTTTAAGCAAAAGACTTTCAGAAGCAACTGGGTTGGTTGTTGAAGAGTTAGAGCAAGCGCTCAAGGGGGATCAATACGATGAACATCGCAAGAAAGCAGAAGAGGCCATCTCAGAGAAATGACTAGACCGCAAAACGACACATTAGAAAACATGAATCCCGCATGTGTTCCTTGCAATACAAACAAATCGTCTATGCCGCTGGAAGGGTGGCGGAGGATGCTCACACATTATCGTGATGTTCAGTTGTTACGAGATAGCACACATGCTCGTCATTTACTACGTTTTGGGCTGATTGAAATCAAATCTGAGCCTGTGAAGTTTTTCTTTGAGAGTTATAAAGAGGGCCAGTCATGAATAAACCATTAGAAACTTTTGATATAGACGCAGCAAAGGCTCGCTACGAAAAATTACGAGGCCGATATAACCGGAGTGGGCTATCTAATACTGATTACAACGAGCTACTTCAATTAGAGAAGGCACTTGACCAAGCGAAGAAGTTTAATGCGGAGGGCGCAAATAATGGACAGTAGATGGATTGAAGCGCAACGCCGTGAAATGGAAAAGCTTATTTCACCAGAGCTAATCAAGTCGAGAGATTTAGCACGTCAAAGTTACTTCGATCAGATGGAAAAAGAAATGGCTGACCACGTATCACGCTCAATTGAACCACTCAGCGGTAAAAAGCAAAGCACTCTGGTTGAACTAAGTGAGTCAATTGAAAAACTGGCTCAGAAGTATAAACAAGATGCTCATTCATCCAGCCTTTTAGGTGATCAGGATAAAGCGCGAGTTTATAACTGCTTTGCTAATCAATTGGACCATTTGCTGAAAGGTGGTGCTTGATGTCATCAGTCAGCATTGCTGAATACCGTAAGTTATTTCCTATTAAGAAAAATAAAAAGCGGCGTTCAGCAAAGCAAATTGCCAGACAACCAAGTGTGGGTGAAATGGTTCTGGCAACGCATTTAAGAGCATGCAAGATCGGTTTTGAACAGGAATATAAGTTCCATCCAAAACGCAAATGGAGAGCTGATTTTCTGATTACTGGTACAAAAATTTTGATTGAGGTTGAAGGCGGGATCTGGAGTGGAGGCCGCCATACAAGGGGCAAAGGCTATATAGGGGATATGGAGAAATACAACTCCGCAGCAATGATGGGTTTTACAGTTTTACGGTTCAGCACAGAGCAAGTTAAGTCCGGTATGGCATTAAAGCAAATTGAATTATTAATTAAGGGTAAATAGGAAGGCGATTATGTTGGTTGAAAAGTTTGATTTTATTGAGTTACTTCGCCTTGCTATTGCTCAAGGCAAAGCTGAAGGTAAGAAAATTTCTAAAGATGTTGTTTTAGGTGAATTAGCACTTTTATCACCAGCTGCAAAGCTTTGGGCCACTGTCTTGATTGAAAAGGTTGATTTTGAGCGAATCGCAATAATTACCCCAGCACAAAAACAGACTGAAACTTTTTACAGTAAGTATGATTTTAATTTTCAAACCGAGCGCCGTATTGAAGATATACCGGGTAAAGTCGAGTTTGTTCGTGGTGAGATTAAATCCGGTGATTTTTTCCGTGCGCGAAATAAATTAGCGGTAAAGATTCATGAAGAAATGGTAAAGAAAAAATTTACCCCTACTAATGCCCAAGGTGATCTTACTAATCTTGCAAAAGGAATTGCTGAGGTTGTTTTACGTGGCCATGTTTTTGTTAAGGCTATGTGTGGAGGATGCCAAGGAATAGGAAAACTCGAAACTTTTAATTCAAAAGGTTTTTCTGAAGGGGCAAAGTTTTGCGAAAAATGTAATGGAACTGGCAAGCGTCCATATACATTAAATGAAAAAATGAAAATTGCAGGAATTGTTGCCACTAAGACTGCTTACATAAAAAGCTATCAAAAGTTTGAGTTATTTGGAGAATCTATTGTTGCAGAATGGGAAAATGAAATTAGATCGCGTATTTCTCGTTCATTTCGTTTTGAACTTCCTGATACTCAAGAAACTTGTGCTTGACAGTTGGGTATACACTTGAGTATAAAGATTTCTAAAATGGGCGAAATGTAAAGTAATCGCCAGAATGAATTTAAGAGCTCGCCAATCGGTGGGCTTTTTTATTTTGTGCTATAGTCCAGTCTAATTAAAATCTGGTACTTAAAATGAATATCTGTGTTGGTGGTGAATTGGATGGGCAAAAGATAGAAAAAGAAGGAAGATTGCTTAAAGCTTCAGATATCGACCCATCTTTTAAAACTGAGTACTACAAGCAAGTTTTTAACCGCGACAATACGGTGTTCCATTTCTGG